AACCAAACATTTAATTGGGTGGTTGAAGTTCAATTCTTGGATTTTAGAAGCAGATGCAATAGCTTTTTGTGTTTGTGTAACAAGCATGTTTTGTGGCTGACTGGATAAGACCGTGCGTTCATCCGTATCGAGGTGGATGAATTGGGCGTACACTTCAAGGTCACCCTTCAAAGCTGCGTCATCGGCCCATGTAATTCTCAATTCCACATCGTGGTATTGAAGAGCGATCAATGGGATAGCGGACTGAGCGTTTTCGCAAAACGAAAATCTGAGTGGGTAGAATGTTTCACCAGCGTAAGTTGTTTTCGAATACGTTTGGTTAAAAATGGTTGGCGCAAGAAGAGTGGAGAATGCATATTCTTGTTCATCAATGACTTGACCACCGATCAAGAGTTCAACTTTGGATACTTGCTGAGACCAATCGGTGGCGTCACCAGCTCTATTGGAAATGTATACGTATCCGATCATGTCACCTTTACGTTCGAATCTGACAGTCGACATACCAGCTCTGGCTGGGTTGCCCTGGATAACCTGTCTCTCAACAGTTTGGGCGAAGTTTGTGTGACGTTTATAGTTGGACCTGAAAAAAGAAACTTCAGGTTGGCCGACGAGATGGGCATCTTGTGCACCGACGGCAACGAGTTGGGCAATACCTCCAGACATATTTTATTATATTATACATAGGTTTTATTTTTTAACCTAGGCAAATGCTAAGGCATTCATATAAATATTTCCAGATACATTTGATAATGTCATGAGTGCATGTTTGTCTTGGTTGACAGAAACATCAGTGGTCATGGCATAAAAATTTACATTTGTCAATTCTTTTGAAATTTTTATAGTACCACCACTCGCGAGAATTGGAACTACAATCTGGGACCCTGATATAAGATTCGAGAATACAAGATTCGAAACATCATCTGTAGATGTGACTAAAGGTGCTGTACCATATGATTTTTCTCTGGCATCTATTGTTATTGTTCCGGAAGAAATGGCTGCGGATATATCTGTATTTGTTAATTTAATGTTCTGGGAAGTTGCGTTCCCTGTGACTGTAATGTTATCAGCCTCGACGAGACCCCCAACTGTAATTACATTTGAAGTTACGTTTGCACCTGTAGATACACTCACAACATCATCAAAATTAAATGGTGATGCAGCGACATGTAAACTCCCGATTGTAATATTATCGGCTGCTACGTTCCCTGAAACCGTGAGTACGTTAGATCCGTATGTATTTACTTCAAGGTTTGCAGATGCCGCAGTTGGACCAATTGATACATTTGAACCTTCTTCACGTATATTAGTGAATGATGAACCACCTTGTCCTCCCGAATCGTAAATCTCCCACGGCGTTGTCGTTGTATCTATCGATAAAACGTTATGCGAAGACGTTGCGTAACTTGGGTCGAGTTTTACTACATTCGTTACTTTCAAAGATGCTACTGCACCTGCCGACGATTTAATTAAAACATCACCCGCGTAATCGATTTGTTTCGTAGCGGCGATATCTATATCACCCGCAGACGTTAAACCTGTGGTCGTGTTATTAAACGCGACTGTTTGTGTTGTCGTTGCACCCCCATCTGTAATAGCCTGTAAAGTGGAAGAAACATCGTCCCATGCTACTCCGGTATTATCGCTTCTAAGGAATTTTTTACTTGTTGTTGTATGAGGAGAAAGTTTAGATAACGCCGTTCCAGACGCTGGACCTAATAACAGTTCGTTTTGTGCTACTGCAGTTAAACCCGTACCACCCTTAGCGAGTAAGACTTCTGAACTCAAATGAGTGGGGTCGAGTACAGTAAGACCTGTAGCTACACCCGTACCACCACGTGCAATAGCAACTTGACCGGTATTAGTAGCGTCACCTAAATCTAAGTTTGTTATAGCTGAACCATCACCATGAAAAGTATCTGCGGTCATTTTACCCGTCGTCGTGACGTTACCCGCCAAAACATTACCACCTTCAACACTCAAAGTTATATATTGATCCGACGATGAGTTCGTAGGAACGATATGTGCACCGTGTGGGTCACTGTGTGTATACGCGATAACGTATTTTTTCTCGTCACCCATGTATCCCGAAACTACATTTGCGGTTGGGCGTGTCATGATTATACCCATATCTATGGTGTTAATGACATTCGCGTTACCTAATTCTATAAGGGGGTCAGAAATGACATGTATATTACTGTCTTGAAAAAATGTTTCGCCTTGTACGTTTAAATTACCTGTAACGTATAGGTTTGAAGACACAAATGTGTTATTAGTTGTACTATCATGACCTATTGGACCGTCAATGATTTCATTGTCATTATTCACATACGGTATTTTACCGGAAGTTAAACTTGTACTTTTAATTATAGAAGCTGTAACGTTACCCGCAACAAGTACGTTACCCGAAGCTGTTAAAGATGTTACCCCATTCGTAAATGAAATTTCATTATTTGTCGATGCACCCCCATCTGTAATAGTCTGTAAAGTCGAAGAAACATCGTCCCATGCTACACCCGCGGCTGAACTTCTAAGGAATTTTTTACCTGATGCTGTATGAGGAGAAAGTTTGTCTAATACAGTTCCCGAAGATGGACCCACTAATAGATCACCGGGTGAAATTGAATTTAAACTTACGACATCGGTTGTTATTGTATTTACATTTACATTGTCACCAATAATATTACTCGATACTGTCCCGGCAGTAACAGCGTCAACTTCTAATGAACTGACTTCTAGTTTATTTGTTTTTAAATAATTGGATACATTTACATTACCCGTGACATTTAAGACATTTGCCGCGGTATCTTCCACATATAAATTGGAACCAACATCTAACGTGTGTGTAGGATTGGCATTTGAAATACCAACCTTTCCCGCCGTAATTAGAGATGGACCACTTGCATAATTAAATTCGACTGTTTTTGATGAAGCTGTATTACTATATATAATAACATCATCAAGACCAACTTGGATATTTGAAAGTGTACCCCCATCTCCATAAAACTGTCCGGCTGTTATTTTACCACTTGTTATAACATTACCATGTCGTGTAATATGTAAATTTTCACCGACATCTAAAGCGTGTATAGGACTTGTATTTGCAATACCAACATTTGAACCATATCTTGTTGTAAATGCGGTTAGTACATTAGCAAAATGGGGTGATGTATTTGTAACTACGTTTCCCTGTTTAGATGCTTCATCTAACGAAATACCACCTAAGAGTGATGTCAATACATTTGTATCTACAACTTCTTTTGTAATTGCATCATATCCTATAAAAGTTGCACCTCCTACAGAAGCCTGACGCAAAGGTGTCATATATACACCACCTGGCGAGGATGCATTTATGGCCGCATTAGATGCATTAAAAACTATTGTGTTTTCCGCCTGATTATCTTCAGCGTGTTTACCAAACCGGATTTTGGTAGACCGCTCTATCGTAGGTATGTTTTTAACCATATTTAATATAAGTACGTATTTTAATTTGCATAAATGAGACCAGCCATTCCATTTTCTATTCTGAGTATATTATAGTTAACGGCGTATATAGGATCGGTGATGACCATTTTTTGACTGACTACCTTTGCGGAATCTAATCGACTAAAATTGAGCGTTCCTGTCGGTTGGAGTGAGCTCGTCGATAAACAAAAACAATATAAGAAAAAATCGGGTGATGTAACAAAGTTTGTATGGTAATAGTTCATAACATCTATAAAGTGTGGTTTCGCCCATTTGAAATTACCTATATCTAAACCGTTTATTTCGATTTTGATTTTATTCGTTGTCGATGTTAATGCCCCTTCTGTTGTTGTATCCGAAGATGCGATATATTTTATGGGGTGGTTAAATGTAAGTTCTTGTACGAGTTCGTGCGAAGGAATACTTTTTTGAACTTGTGTGATTATCAAGTTATGGTTACGAGACACAAGATTACCGCGTTCTTCATTATCGAGATAATAATAGTTTGAATAACACTCAAAATTATAGTTTCCTGCATCTGGACCCCAATGTATACGTAATTCGACGTTATGGTATTGTAACGCGACTATAGGTAAAGCACATTGTGCACCTTCACAAAAGAAGAACCTGAAAGGGTAAAAGTATGAGCGTGCGCTAATACCTGGGTGTGTACCGTTAGCACTCTTAGATACATTCGTTGCAAATGTATCAATGGCTATTTTTTCGGTAAATACTGCATCTTGTGTGTCTATAACCTGACCACCGATGAGAAGTTCAACTTTATCAATAAGTGTATCCCATCTTTGAATATCGTATGATTGTGTATTATCATCTATTGTGAGGTACGTATACCCCAATAAGTCACCCGATCGATCAAATTTGATGGTTGACATGGAATTGCCTTTCACAGATCCTTGTATCGTCTGTTTTTCTACGGATTGTGAAAAGTTAGAATGCCGTTTAAACGTTGATGTAAAAAACGAAATCTCTGGTTCGCCCATAATGTGTTCGTCTTGAGCACCAATTGCAATAAGTTGAACAATACCAGATGACATTTATAATAAGAAAAGGTTTAAAATATAAGTGTTGTAACGCCCTGAAATAATTAATGGGCTAAATTTCTTTTTTTACAGACAAATCTAAATATTAAACATGTTTCGGTTGTAGTCGCCGCTGCACCTGTTTCCTTTAATAACTCTACAGTTATTCTATCGAGTTTGTTTATTGGGTTATAATATTGTTGAATAACTGGGTATTCATTTTTAAAAACGAGTCTAGATGTTCCGTCTGTTATGAGGGTTCCGAAAACACCGTTAATCATATTATCATCGGATGTATCAAGATCGGTTTTCCCTCTTTGAGAAAAAATAGTTCTTAATTCATCGATTTTAAGGTGAATGAGTTTGTGAGCTCCACCTGTACCGTTAATATGAGCCGCTGTTAACTGAACCTGGACTATATTTTCGAGGGGTGTTGGGAAGTACGATGTAAATTTCTGCTTTGAAGATGCATCATCAACGGTATCAACTATAACAGTATGATACTCGTGTTCGAAATCGGGTAAAGTGGATTGAGTAGTCACTAAAGCCATTTATATATACTGGAGATTTTACTTCATCTTGTATCCCGCTTGTTCTTTGACAAGTTTTTGACCATCGCATACACCGCCTTTACTATCGGAATAATAGGCAGTCTTCAAACATTCTTCGGTAGATGGGATGTCGAAGAGCGAACCCGTATTAGTGGTTTCAATTTCGACATCTTTGCCCTGGTACCCACTGGTACGCAACATGGCAAGGACGCATAATATGCCGACGACGACGACGATGGCACGGATCGTATTTTTGTTGGTGTTGTTAAGTTTCATTTATATTGAATCAATATTTTTTATAAAGTGCGTTAAAGAGAATAGAATAGTTTCAACATAAAGAGTAATGGACGGTGAAATTATTATTGATCGTAGAAATACTAATGTTATGAAACTTGATGACAGTGAACAAGCACTAATGAATGAAATTGAGATTGACGTGCCTCGACCTCAGCCTGTGAAAAAACAAATTTCAAGAATGAAGACACAATTTACACCACCCACACCACAAGTGTTCCAGGAAGACATTGACTCTTTTGCAAATCCAAGTAAACAGACGCATCCAACTGCACCCCCTCCAGAAGCACCCGTTGATTACGGTGAATACGATGATCCAGAACCAGAAATGGATTATGGGGGTGGTGGATACGGCGGTATGGAAGAGGAGGAAGAAAAACCATCACCTGGTTTTAAAACAATCGATGAAGAAAAAGCGGACCTTGTTAATAAACTTGGACGTTTGGAAAAAAAGGGGTTTACTGTAAACAAGCGTTTGAATGCCTATTCCCCAATAGACGAACTTAGAAGCGAAGTAAAACGAATTACATATAGTATAGATGTAGACAAATCGATAAAGTTCTCTAGACGCATGCTTATTGCGTGTACGACAGGCCTTGAATTCATGAATAAAAAATATAACCCATTTGAAATCCAACTCGATGGATGGTCTGAGAATGTTATGGAAAATGTAGACGATTACGATGAAGTTTTTGAGGAGTTATACGTGAAATATAGATCGAAAATGCACGTTGCACCAGAAATTAAGCTTATTATGATGCTTGGTGGGTCTGCAATGATGTTCCATTTGACGAATAGTATGTTTAAATCTGTCATGCCAAACATGAATGATGTGATTAAACAAAACCCAGGACTCGTTCAGAATATGATGTCTGCGGTTCAAAATACAGTTCCAAAGTCTCAACAGGGTAGCGAACCATCGAGTGATGGTAAACACGAAATGCAAGGCCCAGGGATAGACATTTCCAGTCTTATGGGTAACATCATGATGCCACCAACGCCACCCATGAATACAACAAGTATTGGACCTCAGGAAACTATACCTATAGATGATGGTGACGATGATATTTCCGATATTGCTGAGGCACCAAATACAGGCGATGTTGAAGAAGGTGATGGTGAAGTAAGGGAAGTTAAAGTTTCCCAGACCAAGGGTAAACGAGGGAAAAAGAAAAAATCGGTTGAAATTAATTTGTAAAATATAGTATAAATGATAGGGTATTGTCCTTTAGACGAAGATCCTATTGAAAGACCGAGACCTTCACGAGAAGTATCAGTCCCAATCCAGGAGAAGCGTAAACCTTCTACTAGGGGAGAGGATACCGAGTGTAATTATGTTGTTTTGTTCTTTATTGCGGGTGTTATTACCTTAGCAATCATGGATACATTCCCACGAAAGTAAAGTAAACTTTCTACCATTCTGACATTTTCCAGAATGGTAAATTAGTTATTTTCGAGTGCGGTAACTCGCGCTAATAGATCGGTGACTTGTGTTTCTAACGTCGCGACTTTCGTCTTTTCAGCTTGTAATTGTCTATCTACTTCCTGTAAAGCCGCTGTAGTTACAGTAAATATAGCAGATTTATCGATATTATGAAAATCCTGAACGTGTTCACCGAAAATATAAGCATTTGACGTACTCGTTATATTACTCAATTCACTTGTTTTCTCTATAGTTATAATATTATTACCCGTTGTGGAAATAACGGGACAAATGTAATTGTTAATGTCATCAA